TGGTACTACAATCCAAAGGTCGAGAGCTATATCGACAAGTGGGGCCGCGAGAAGTGGGAACTGACGTACGAAGGCAAGGACAACAAGCGCGGCGGCATGTGGGGACGGATCAAGACCTACGGCGGCATGCTCACGGAAAATATCGTGCAGGCGATCAGCCGCGACCTCATGGTCGAGGCAATGATCCGCGTCGAACAGGCCGGTTATCCCATCGTTTTGACGGTCCATGACGAGATCATCTGCGAGACCAAATCGGACTTTGGATCGAGCGAAGAGTTTGATACACTGATGTGCGTGGTGCCGCCTTGGGCGGATGGATGCCCGATCACAGCGTCGGGTTGGACCGGCATCCGGTATCACAAGGAGTGAGGATATGAAGCCCGTAAAAATCGACGGTTGCACTCGCGAACTCGGTAAGCCCCATGGTTGGGACGACGAGACGCACGGTCCATGTGGTTCACTTCCAATCCGTGACGAGATCGGCGGTGGAGACATTCCGCGTATGGTTTCATTCTGGAGACCGAGCGAAGCCGAACTCAAGCTGCTCAATGAGGGCGCGCTCGTTCTGCTGTACGTTGTCGGCCGTACGCATCCGCCGGTTATTCTGACTGTTGCGAAGGAGTGAGGCAGTGAGCGAAGACTTCTCAATCCACGGGTACGGACACAGCGGTGTTCCGCAGGAGAACGGCAAGCGCAGTCCTCTCGTCCACATCCTCGCGGTCGATTGCTGCGACGTGTCGAGCTTGAGCTTCCACCCGGAATACGCGGAGCGTGTCTGCGAAGCGATCATGAAGGCGGCACGCGCAGCGAAGCGCAACCGCACCGTCAGCTACAAGCTTCAGAGTGTGAGCGACCAACTGTGACAGACACCATCAAACGCGCAGCCTGCATCTCGAAGTGCGGAGAGTATCGCTTCGTGCTTCACCGCGACAATCTGCAATACAGCGACGAGATGGCGCCGAAGAACCGGCAGGGCCGCGCTGTGTTCGTGATGCTCAATCCGTCTACCGCCGACGCACGCGAGGATGATCCGACCATCCGCCGCTGCATGCAGTACAGCATCGACTGGGGCTTCAACAATCTCACAGTCGTCAATCTCTTCCCGCTCCGCGCCACCGATCCGAAGCAGCTACGCGTCAAGCGCGAGCCGACCGAGATCACGAAGCAGAACCTTAGCTACCTCGAAGCGGAGTGCTACTGGAACCGTCCCGATGTCGTCGTCTGCGCTTGGGGCCAGCACGGCGGCTATCTCATGCGCGACAAGCTCGTGCTGCGGACGCTGGTGGACCTCGGCGCGAACCTCACACTACTGAAGCGCAACGAAGACGGCACTCCAGCGCATCCCCTTTACCTCAGAAAAAATCTGACGCCTATCGCATGGAGCGGAAAATGACCGAGCCCACTCTACTTGATCTCGAAACTATTCGCGCTACGGAGCCTGAACGCGGAGACATTCTTTACGTCGTGTATTCCAACTGCGATCTTAGTGATCCGCATTGGCGCGAAGACTTCGAATTTAGGTACGGCATCACACGTTGGGACCGGCTGGTGTGGTGGTTCGAAGATCGCTTGATCGACTTCCGCAATTGGATCGGCCTATGAAACTTATTGCAGGCTTCGATCCTGGCAAGAAGGGCGCGCTCGTCACGTACGACATCGAGAGCGACAAGCTCGTTGATGTCTGCCGCGTGCCGCTGGAGAAGTGGACGGAGAAGCATCGCAACAAGCCGGACACGCACAAGTCGGAGATCGACTGGCCGGTGCTGCAACGCGAGTGGGCCGCCGCGCTCCTGTTCTGCGATCACGTCTTCATCGAGCACGTGTGGGGCGCCGCTCCCGCAGGCAAAGGACGCAAGGACGGCGGCGCCAGCATGTTCAAGCTCGGCTACGCGGCCGGAGTGCCGTTCGGGATCATTCTCAGCCTCGGTCTGCCGCACACATTCGTGACGCCTCAGAAGTGGCACAAGCTTCTCGACTACCCGAAGAACATCGACGATCCGAAGGCGCCATCGTTTGATCTGGCCCGCAAATACTTTCCGGCATATGTCAAGGAGTTCGCCCGGAAGACCGTGGACGAAGGCGTTGCGGAGGCCGCGCTGATCGCGTATGCTGGCCGTCTTCTTTTGGAGCAGGGCAATGCCGATCATTCGTAAGCTCCGCGTCAACGGCGCGCTCTACAAGCAAGTCGAGCCCCCGCAGTACAGCCCCAGGCTCAACCGATACACCGCTCAAGTCGAGCACGACGACGGTCGTCACCAGATTGTCTACTCGCGTCTGCCGAATGGACCGTTCGTCTTCATCATCCCCACGCCGGAGAACAATCAATGACACAGCGCATGACCACAGCCAAGGACATCGTTCTGGCGTTCCCGAAGTACGGATCATTGCAGAAGATCGCGAAGGCGACGAAGACGCCGTACACCAAGGTCAACCGGCTGTACCAAGAAGCGGTCGCCGAGGGCTTGATGGACAAGCTGCCGCGCGGTGCAAAGACCGGCGAGCACATCACGAACTTCGTCAAGGGAAAGCTCGTGGTCAAGAAGGCGCGCATCGGCGGCAAGCGTCGCGCTGCGAAAGCCAAGCCGCTCGAACTGAAGGACAGCGGCGTCACGCGTTTCATCTTCACGTGCGCGCAGAACAACACATATATCCACGAGAAGTTCTTCAACAATCTGCTCGTGTTCCAGGACCACTACAAGGCCGAGCTTCACATCTCGCGCTTCAGCTATCAGAAGCGCCGTCACGCTGAGATGGACAAGAAGGCGTGGCTCGAAGCGCAGACCAACGACATCGACAAGAGCGGCAAGGAAGCGTTCTGGTACGACGAACGTCTCAAGCCGCACTTCTCCGACGATCAGCGCAACGTGGCGCCGGGTCTCGTGTGGCGCGGCGACGCGAACATTATTCCGACGATGGTCAATCCGCTCGCAGGCAAGGGCGGCATGACCGGTCGTAAGTCCGGCATCTTCCCGCACGTGACTATCGCGATGGAGAGCGTGCCGTCGATGGAACATGAAGCGGTGAAGTTCCTCTACACGACCGGCACTGTCACGCTGCGCAACTACATCCAGCGCGACGCTGGCTTCAAGGCCGACTTCCATCACACGTACGGCGCGTTGCTCGTCGAAGTGTATGAGGGCAACTGGTGGTGTCGCCAAATCAACGCGGACTCGGAGGGCAACTTCCAAGACCTCGACGTGGTGGTGAAGAACGGCGAGCTTACGACCGGCAATCCAATCGACACACTCGTGACCGGCGACACGCACCGCGCCAACATCGACCCGACGGTCATGAAGGTGATCTGGGGCAAGGGCGGGATGCTCGATTATCTGCATCCGAAGCGTCAGGTGAAGCACGACATCTTCGATATGTATTCGCGCAACCATCACGACATCGACGATCCGCACCAGATGTTCCTGCGCCTCGTCAAGAAGCAGGACAACGTGCGCGGCGAAGTCGTCGAGGTCGCGGACTTCCTCGACTACACATCACGCGACTGGTGCGAAACCATCGTGGCGAATTCAAACCACGACAACGCATTGCTGACGTGGCTGAAGAACCGCAAGGCGATGAACGATCCGGTTAACTTCCAGTTCTGGAGCGAGTTGAACACCCGCGTCCTGAACTACACGCTGGTCAACAAGGACTTCCCGATCATTCTTCGCGAAGCCTATCTGGCCGTCACCGGCAGGACGAGCGTTCCGAGGAACATCAAGTTCCTTGCGCGTGACGAGAGCTACATCGTCTGCCCGGATAAGGGCGGCGGCATCGAAGTCGGTGCGCACGGCAATGACGGCGCCAACGGAGCGCGCGGCACGACCGCTGGCTTCACGAAGATCGGACGCCGCATCACCAAGGGCCACGATCATACCGCTGCGATCAAGCAGAACGTCCACAGCGTCGGCACGTGCCGCAAGCTGCGCACGGATACTGCCGACTACACGCACGGTCCTTCGTCATGGTCGCATTCGCAGGGCGTCATCTATCCGTCAGCGAAGCGCGCGATCATCACGATTTGGAAAGGCATGCCATGGGCGCCACGATAAAGCCAGAGAAGGTCATCCTTCCGCCGGACCGCATCGAGCGGGAGAAGATCGTTAACGCCGGGCAGAGCGCCCGCGAAGCCGGGATGCCGGGAAGTCTTAACCCATATCGGGACGAAGAACGCCGGAAAGCCTGGGACGAGGGCTTCAACAATTTGCTTGGGATAACCTCGACACCGTGATATACGATGGGGCAAATGCGGAGGAACGCAATGGCTACCCAGACGCCGAAGCCTGCAATCGCGTGGAGCACATTCCACATTGAAGGGCAAAACACGATTCCGATTTCAGCCAGCCGCAGTTCAGACGGCGGCGTCTATCTGCACCAAGGCCAAGACAACATATTCATTCCGGTCAATTCACTCGCGGCTTTCAAGCGTGCCGTCAAATCGCTTGAAGAAATAGTGGTGTCCTAATGCGTCTTTCAATCGAGCCTGCTGTCGGCGTCGAACTTGGCGATCTGGATCACATGGTCCGCGTGTTCCTCGGTTGGACGACGCGGCTTGAAGTCGGTCCGAACGATAGGGAGTTCACGAAGACCATCACCGTCGCGTGGCACATTCCGTCGCTTCACTACCTCACGGGATCGTACGCGCTGGAGAACATCGGCGACTGGCTGTGGTCAACGTACTTCGCTTGGGCCGACTATCGGATCACCATCCTCGGCTTCTCCATCAATCTGCAATGGGACTCGTGGCACTGATGCCGTACATCAAACGTCATGAACGCCTAGCCGAACCGCCTGCGAAAGCGCAGACGCCCGGCGAGTTAAATTATCACTTCACGATGATCGCGATCCGATACATCGAAGAGCAGGGCTTGAGCTATCAGACGATCAACGATGTGATCGGTGCGCTTGATGGAGCCAGCAAAGAATTCTATCGCAGGGTTGCCGTGCCCTACGAGAACAAGAAGATCAGAGAGAACGGCGATGTCTATCCGTGGCCACTTGTGGAGACCCTAAATGCCGAGTCCTAAGTCGATCTACCTCGCCGGTCCAATCACCGGCTTGAAGTACGAAGACGCCCGTTACGGTTGGCGCGGTGACTTCGCAAAGCGCATGGCCGAAGTGGCGCCTCACATCGAATGCTTCTCGCCGATGCGCGCGAAGGAATTCCTCGACGGCCAGCAATCGCTTCAGTGCAAGGGCGAAGACTTGGAGCGCATCGGTAACGCGCTATCTCGTCCGCTCGGCATCCTGACGCGCGACGCCAACGATGTTTCGAATCGCGATCTCGTGGTCGCCAACTTCCTCGGCGCCGAACGCGTGAGCATCGGCACCGTCTGGGAGATCGGTTTCGCCGCCGCTCAAATTCCGCGCAAGCCGCTGATCGTCATCATGGAGGCCGAGGGCAATTGCCACGACCACGTGTTCGTGACGCACACGGCGGGCTACCGCGTGGACAATCTGGAAGACGCCGTGCTGATCGCCGCGTCGATCCTCACACCGGGTATCTGATCGTGGACGAGCAAGAACGCACAGGCGTCGGCGCCGCCCTCCGCAGGCCCCACAAGGGTCCGGCCAACGCCGTGATCCGGGAGGCCAGCCCGGAGGAAGTTGACGCGGCGTTCAACGATACCTCCGGGGATCGTGGCCCGGCGCTGCCCGGCGCAAACAGCGTCAAGGGTCCGGGCGGCAAAGGCTCGACCGAGGGCATCCGAACCGGTACGCGGGAAGCAGGCGGCGGGCTCGACGTGCGGTCGGCCGAAAACCTCAGAATTCGCAAGCAGCGCGCAGCGGAGGCTCGCGCGGCGGCCCGCGCCGGTACTGCGGCACCCCCGGCAAAAGCGCCCGTCAGCGGGGCTCCTGTGAGCCCGCCGCTGGAGGACTGGGAAAGGGAGGCTTTTGCGGCCGAATTGCCGCAGGAAGAGCGCCCCACACCCCTTATCGAGATCGCCCGCGAGGCGGCCACTCCGACCCGGCCACCGGCAGGCGACGGCTTCGTCCCCGGCGATCAACTGGCCGTGGCCACCATGGACGCCCTGGCCCTCCTCGGCCGCATCCCGGAAGGCTTCGAGCTATTCGTGTCCGGCTCCGGGCTCGACCCGGCAGGCGTTCGCATGGTCATGGGGCTTGGCTTCCTGATCGGCAAAGGGTACGCCGTCTATCGCGGCGACAGCCACTATCGGATCACAGCGGCAGGCTTCGAAGCCTACAAGCGCGGAGAGCACGGACATGCATAGCGATCAACGCCGCATCCGCAATGTGGTACGGAACCGGGCGAAAATGATTGAGAAGCGCAATGCCTCGCGAGCTATCCAAAAGATCGCGAATGAGATCAAGTCGCCGGTTGTCGCCGATGGCGGCGGGCTCCGCAAGGACGATGGCAAGAACATGCTTGAACTCATTCCGCCGGAATGGATTTGGGGACTCGGCAACGTGCTCACGCAAGGCGCAGAGAAGTACGCCGTGCGCAACTGGGAGCGCGGCATGAAGTGGGGGAAGATGATCGGCTGCGGTCTGCGCCACGTCTTCAAGTTCGTCTGCGGCGAGCGTTATGACCGCGAGAGTGGTTGCCACCATCTGCTGCATGCGGCCTGGAATTTCCTCTCGCTTATGTCGTACGATCTTCGCGGCATTGGTGAGAATGATCTCCCGAACTTCCACGGCGCCCTTGGCATCAAGTTCATCGCCGACACGATGGACCCGGATCATCCGCGCACCAAGAAGCTGCGCAAGGAAGAGGAAAAGCGGGTGCGGGATTCGCATGCGCGTTATGAGGAGAAAGTGCAATGACATCACGTGCAGACGTTTACGCCGCGATCAACAGCGAGCGCGACTACCAGGAGATGCGCGTCAAGCGCGATCAGGGCAATCCGTTCCACTCGCTAGAAGAGTTCATCCTCTTCATGGACTTCTATCTGACGGAGACGAAGCGCGTCGCTTCAACGACGTGGGGACCGGAAGCCAAGCCTGCCACGCTGGAATTCGTTCGAAAGGTCGTCGCCCTCGGCGTCGCCGCGATGGAGCACCACGGCGCTCCGCAGCGCAAAGGCTTCGAACGTCCACGGGCGTACATCATGTACGAAGGCACAAGCGATGACTTGAGCCCACTCGGCAAGGACCGGCTTGGCAACGATTTCGGCACCGGCAGCATCACCGATCTTCCGCGCGAACGTGGCGCATACCGTCAGCAGGCTGCGGTCGAGGGCTCGCGAATTGCCACGCCTGAAGAGCGTGCGCAAATCGCTGGCAAGGTGGATCGCTATGCGTTCACCGATGACGGCTTTACCGGCGACAAGCCGTCAGACACATGACACTGATCGAGGTCATGCTCATTGTCGCGAAGCTCGCGAGCGGATTGGGTCTCACCACGTCCGTCACGGCGCCCGACCATGCGCAGTGCGAAGCTGCACGCCCGGCGATTGAAGCCGACGTGCGCCGCAAGAACCCCGACATCGTTTCCGTTCGAACCATCTGTCTAGGAATTGAACTATGAACTGGCTTCGTCGCATCTTCGCCGCGCTCACATTCGCGCTGCCGGACTTCCACTACGGCAAAGACGAGGCCAGTGGTGAAGGCCGTCCGATGGAGCCCATCGACGCAAGGCGCGTGCGCTACGCTCCGGGCGGCGCGCTCGAAGAGGTCCGCAAGAACTACGGCGTCACCATTGCCGGAGGCCCAGGCTCGCAGAAGATCGGCGACACGTTCGACGCGCTGCCGCAGGCCGAGAAGGATCGCATGATCGCCGCTCGCAAAGGTGTGATCCGTCAGCTTCGGCCGGACGAGAACAACGACCAGCACGAAGAGCCGTACGTGTGGCGCGACAGTGCCAACGCTCGCATCGCACGCGGGCTCGACAAGGTGATGAAAGCAAGGAAGAAGCTATGACCATCCATGACATCGCGACGTTTCTTTTCCAGCGCGACACTCTTGTCAATCTCGTGCTCGGCGCCGTGGGTTTTGCCACGCTGATCGTGCAGCACTATGAGATCAAGCATCTCAAGCGCGATCTGAAAGAGTCGCAGCGTCATGCATTGCATGCGCACAACTCGATTGCGTTCTGGCAGGGCATCGCCGACAACTTGAAGGCGCGGTACGAACAGGCCAACGCGCTTCTCATGGCCAGCGATCCGCTAAAGCTCGGCACCAAGCCGAACAGCGGCGACATCGCAAGATCGCGAGCCGCACGCAACGCGCCCAACGGTACTCTCAGCGACGCGGTGAAGGCTGCGCGCAAGGACGCTACCGGCAACGAAGAGCCACCAACACCAAAGCAGGGGTTCGCATGATCTTGCTCAACATCATTGGAGCTATCGGCTCCTTCCTATTCGCTGCGGCCTGCATCCCGATGGCGGCATCCACCGTCTATCAGGGTGATGCGGTCGTGAAGGATCGCGCCACGATCTGGATTTTCGTCTTCGCCACGCTCTTCTTCGGCGTCTACCTTGTCGGCAAGACCGGCATCAACATCCCCTCGCTCACGATCTTCGTCGAATGGGTGTGCTGGTTGATCGTCGCGAAGTACAGCTACTTCCCGGATTACGAGCGGCAGGCCGAGCTTGTGCTCGCGGCGTCGCCGAGCTTCTTTCAGAAGGGCGATCCTAACGCTCAGTTCTGCACGCGGCGTGGCCCGCACGAGGGTCCGTGCAATGGGCTGGAGCGTTCAAGCTGCCGCGTCCGCGATTAACCAGTTCTGAGATTGTTGCTTTGGATATACGGAAAAGCGTGTAAGTTCGGGGCATACGGAAAACCGCATAGGAGTGCCACATGGCCAAGTCAGGATTTGCAGCGGCAACGCTGAAGAGCTTCGTCAACCGCATCGTGCGTCTCGAAGAAGAGAAGCAGGCGCTCGCGGACGACATCAAGGAAGTCTACAACGAGGCGAAAGGTTCGGGCTTCGACACCCGTGTCATTCGCAAGCGCGTCATCCCGCTTATCAAGCAGGAGAGCGCCGACCGTGACGAGCAGGACGCGATGGAAGACCTCTACCGTTCGGCCGTCGGCATCGCACGCAAATGACTTCCGAGCAAGCCCTCGGTCTCGTCGTTATCGTTGCGATCTTCCTGATCGTCAACGCCGGTTACTTCTGGAGACGCCGGAAGTGACCATCCGCACGCCGTACTCGCTAGTCGTATCTGCCCTCGATCTGCTGCAAACGGATCGAGGCGACTACTTCGACGAGGCCCGCGAAGTGCGCAGTCTCATGCGTCGCAGCGGCGCCGATGTAGTCAACGCGGGCAAGGTCATCAAATACGAGGATGTTCGCACCGATACATTCCGGTGGCGCGTAGTCTTCGATTCCAGAGCATGGACCGGGCGATGACCACACGCGGACAGAAGCCCTATCGCGACGCCATCGAGCGCGTCTTAGCGGAGCACGGCATACGCAAGTTCCGCTATGAGATGGGCGGCAAGCACATGCGGTGCATCTTCACGCTGCCGGACGGCGTAGAGCACTACAGCACATTCCCGACCACGCCGAGCGATTATCGCGGCGCAAAGAACAAGGCATCTGAAGTACGGCACCAGCTTCGCAAGCTCGGTGTCATGCCATTGGAGAAACGCAAATGACGATCTGGCAATTCCTCAACGAGTTCAAACTTTCGGAGTTCTGGTGGACGTTCCTGTTCTTCACCGTGCTCTTCAAGTTTCTGTTCGGGAGCTTCAAGTGACGCCCGCACAAATCATCGACCTCCTCGCTACCCTGCATCGAATTGAGGACGGCGTGTGGTGGGCCTGCGTTTGGCTCTTCTGCATCCTGGCCTTCAAAGACTGCAAAGGTGGAAAATGAACGCCGCACTCGATCTCATTCGCAACAAGATCGTCCTACCGATCCTGACCGCGCCCTTTCAGCACAAGTGGCAAGTCCAGGGGCTCGGCATGTTGCGCACGTATCTCGATCCCAACACGCGGCTGCACATCTGGCACTCGAAGCTGAACTATTGCGAAGACTCCGGCTGGCATACGCATCCGTGGGACTTCTCGTCCTTCGTGGTCGCTGGCAAGATCACCAACAGCCGCTTCCTGAAGCGCGAAGATACGCCGTCCGGTGTCGCGCTCGGCTGGCAACCGTTCACGGAGCAGCACATCATCTGCGGCCCCGGCGGCTGCGCGATGTCGGAACCGAAGTCGGTCTATCTGTTCGAGAACTCACGTGAAGCGTACACAGCGGGCAACACGTACAGCCAGCGCGCCGACGAGATACACACGACCGGAACCATGGACGGCTCGATCACGATCATCACGCGCAAGACGGTCCACGAGGACGGCAGTGCAAACGTCTACTTCCCGCGCGGCAGCGAATGGTCTTCGGCCGAAGCGCGCGAAGCAACGGAAGACGAGATAATGCTAGGCGTGAACGTCGCGCTCAAACGACTCTCAGCGGAGGGACAGCTATGACACATCGCAACTTCATGATCGACTTGGAGACACTGAGCACCGACAACGATGCGGTGATCCTGTCCATCGGCGCCGTGGAGTTCACGTTGCCGAAGTTCGACGGTCCCGTCTTCAACGAGGGATCGCTCGGCGCGGAGTTCTACCAGAACGTCGATCCGCAGTCCTGCATTGATCGCGGCATGCGCGTCAACGCGAGCACTATCGAGTGGTGGCAGGATCAAGACCCCGCCGCGCAGCAGGCGTTGCGTGCGAACCGGGTGCATCTCTTCGAGGCGCTTCAGCGGCTCTACGTGTATCTGATCCCGGATGACATCGCCGACGACACTTGCACGGTCTGGGCGCACGGCGACGTGTTCGACATCGCGATCCTGAACAACGCATATCGTCTCGCTAATCTGAGGACACCGTGGAAATACAATGCGGTCCGCGATGCTCGCACGACCTACGATCTCACTGGCGTGTGGCCGAGCGACGAGCACAACGACGAGAACCACGTGGCGCACAACGCGCTGTCCGACGCCAAACGTCAGGCTCGTGCCGTGATCCAGGGTGTCCGTACCGTCGAGAAGCTGAAGTACGATCACTGCCTCCTGTTCCGCAAGAGCGTGGGCTACGAGGAACCGGCTGACGACATCATGCGGCACATCATCCACAACGAGCCCTCGCTTATCATCCCGCCGCCTCCGCCGAACCCGGCTAACGTGGTGGACTTCCCGCTGACGTTCCCCGATCATCCGGTGATCGACGACAAGGTGCGTACGTTCGAGGGCAACGAAACCGAAGTCCTGAACACGGACGGTTCCAGGATCGACGGCGCTTTCGGAGACGCACATGCGCCGGACTGCGATTGCATTAGTTGCAGGATACCCTTCTGATGTCGTTCCTGAAAGAATACCGGTTGGAATGCGATCATGTCGGATGTCGCACACGCATTCGCATAGAGGCGCGCGATGACGCGAATCTTGCCGACGTGCTGAAAGAGCGCGACTGGCAGGGCATCCCGGTCAACATTAGGTACGCAACCGGGATGGCCATTCTCGGTCGCCCAACCGAGCCCTACTATCGCACCGCGACCGTCGGCTTCAACCACTATTGCCCGATCCATCGTCGCGAACATATCGAAAGCATCGACTTCGTTCAGGAGACTACCTATGCAAGATGACGGCGAACACAACGCAAGAACCGATGCACGCGATCCCGTGCTCGCGAAGGATCAAGTCCGCACCGGCAAGACCATCATGAAGGCGCTGCCGGACAATCGCGGCGGAGACCAGCCGGAGCACGATGACTATCTGGCACGCGGCGGCGTTCCGTACGAGACCCTGCGGGCGCCGGACTGGCTGTACCCGTTGATCCTCGTCGGCAAGCTGCACGAAGAGGTCGAGGAGATTCGCGAGGCGATGAACGATCCCGACGAGTACGCGGATGTCATCATCGTGCTCGCGTCGCTGGCCAAGCTGAACGGCATCACGCCCGAACAGATTGACGCGTCCATGGAGCGCCGCGTCAGCATGAAGGGCCAGTTCACGCTCTGCAAAGTCATGCGGAGGCAGTTTTGATTCTCGCAGGCGAAGGCAATCCACAAGAGCCGGGTCTCTACGTCGCGTACGTCAACGACCTCGAACAACCACAGTTTCGCTACGCGAAGCGCATCTTCTTGTCGTGGTACGGCGGTAAGTGGTACTACCCCGGCAGCGATCAACCGCATCGCGGCGTCGTCTATCAGTGGATACAAGTGCCACCGCTGGAGCTTGAAGAATGACTGCTGAGATCGTCCCGTTGCTGCGCAAGACATTCCGTCGTGAGATACGGCTTATAGACAGCCACGACACGCTGCTGAACAACACGTCCAAAATCATTGAGCTTACGGACGCGCAGGGTAAGCACATCGAATCGCTGCGGCCAGGATCGACCTACATCACCGATAAGCCGGTGACAGTCTTTTTCGACGCCAGTCCATCGCTGACGTTCCGCTCGTACATCAATGAAGAGATGGCATTAGTAGAATCGCAGCCAGTGGCCGATAGTCTTTAGCAACCAGATTGCCGGGGGACTGACGACTGCGAAGAATGCAAGAGCTTCGACAGGCATAACACACCTTACGGTTTCTGCACGGCTTGCGCCGCGTCGGCTGCTGTATCCTTGGCATCTGCGACTTCGACCTTGGCCTTCTCGACCACGGCAACCGCATCGGTGAGCGCGTTCTTCGCGACGTGCTGGCCCATCTTCTTCCAGCCCTTGTTCTTGAGCGTGCGGCCGAGATGCGCGCGGAAGCGGATGACGAAGCCCTGCACCGTCTTCGATTCATAGATCGTCAGCGCGTACCACAGGATCGAGAAGATCAGCGCGATGGTGCCGAGGAACGACTGAAGGTTCCAGCCGCCGAGCAACGTCGAGAGCGAGAAGACGACGGTGCTTGTGGCAGCGGTATGTCCGACCGGGTTCACAATCTGATTGTTGACGACGTTGGAGATAAACCCGGTCATAGGAATGTGCCCTTGTTCTCAGTCGTGTTTGGGAACGAGGGTTGGCTCCGTAAGCTGGCAGAAGTTTGCCGGTGGAACTCCGTCGTTCTTGCCTTCGTAATAATCCAACAACCACGAGTCCTGACACAAACGAACTGCCACGGAACCGAGATCGTCAGTAAGTGAACGATACTCCGGCACGGTCAAAGTGACAAGCGGCGGCTTTCCCGCAACCGCAGGCTGAACCTCGACGTGGAATTTCTTCAGGTCAAGGACGGGCGGGCGAGGCAGAACCGGCCGTGCTGGCGGCTGCAATGGGACAATCGTCCCGTGACCCTCCGGCGGCGTGGTCGAGCAGGCACACAAGCTGATCGTTGAGAGCATTGAGAGAAACAGTAGCGGCAGCACTCTTTCCCGAACGAAGCAGAGCTTCGATTGCATTGAGTTTCGCATTGATATTCTCCTTGAGTTTGATCGCAAGCTTGTATGCGTCCGCCTGCGCCTGAACGTCGTGCTGATACTTCGCGAACGCTGCGGCCCAATTCTTGTTGGCCGTTTCGAGCGCGTCGATGTTCGCCTTATCGTCCGCGATGATCTGAGCCTGGGCGCCGTTGAGCTTTGTGAGATCGACGACAGCCGCAGCTTCATGCTGGCCGTACCAATAGAGGCCGCCGAGCGCGAGCGCAAGAACGACCACGAGGCCGATCTTGATGTACGTTCCAATTCCGAGGCCACCAACGGCCGAACCGAGGATTCCGAACATGACGTTCTCCTTACAGACTGTACTTGGTTGCACGGTTCACCCAACCCACCAGGAACTTCTTGTCCTGTGGATTGTTGGCCGCGAGAGATTTGTAGAAGGCGATGCGTTTGCCGACGATGGCGTCGTTGACTGCATTCGCGCCTTGCGCATTGAGCGCGACATTCAACGCTGCGAGCGTAGACGGGCCGAGCACGCCGTCATCGACTGCGCCAATCGCACGCTGCATGATCTTCACCGCGTTCGTCTCACCATCGCGGAGCCGGACGCCCATGTTCACTGCCATGTCGTAAAGCTGCATGACGATGTTGGCCACGTTCGGCACGAGGTTGAAGTGCGCGGGCATGTAGAAGTATTTGATGTACGCGTTTGCCGCCTGCTGCACGGTGATGTTACGGATGTCGTCCGCCGTCACGGCTCCGTCGTGATTGATGTCGAAGTATTCCGGGTGATCCGACGCGAAGCGGAAGCTGATGCCGTAGTTCGTGATGCCGCCCGAATCGTTCGGGTCATCGACGAGGCCGCCCTCGGACTTCAGAATCTCGGCTGTCATGGATGCAACCGACCAAGCGCCGGGCTGGATCGTGATCGGCAGCGGGATGTCTTTGTGCGTGATCGGGCTATCAAACGACGGCGGCTGAAGAACCGGCACAGTGACGTGCCCGGCCGAAACCGCAGTGACGCTCGGCTGCTTCTTGATGAAGGCATCGTTGATCTCTTCGACGATGGCCTGCGCGATGTCCTGGAAGATGTTGCTCATGACGCGGTGACTGCCGGAGTTTGGTTGCCACGGATAGCTGCGGCGGCCTGCGGGACACGCTCACCGAGCACGAGAGTTGCCAGCCACTTGATCGCGTCCATGCAATAGCCGGTCACGGTCTTGAGGAAGTCTAGCGTCTCCTGCGGGATCGAGTAGACCGTCTTCTGCCCGGTGTGAACCGCGACGCCGTACCAAACGACATAGCCGGTCACGCCGAGGAACGTCAGCGCGAACACGAAGAGCAACATGCGCTTCATGCTATAGCCGCCGTCCACATCCTGGAAGATTTCCGAGATGTACTTGCCGATGCCGTGCGGCACCTTTGCGGGCAGTGCGGGCGCGTCAGTCATTAGATGCTTCCGTCATCCTGGTGGACACCATGCGGCGCCGGATCGACCGGCTTTGCATCGCTATCGTTGCGCGTCGGACCCGCCTGAGTTTGACAGTCAATAACCGCAGCAGCGATACCAAGCTCTTTGTGCTTGGCATCAAGAATCTTATGCTCGACCGCGACGCCACGCTCACACGACACACCGGCCGGAAGAGGAATGATGACGGCAGTGGTGTGCCCGTTGACGAGCCACAGCCACACGATAACAGCGACAATAGGGTTCATTGGAACCTCCTCCAAATGAGCCCTCAGTTTACCCCGGCCCCGTAGGGCTGGCAAACCCCGCTGTTTACGGGCCAACAACCACGATATTGACGACCGGCGGATGCTGCACGCGCTGACCGGCCGACACGATGCCGATACCGCCGAAGGCCATGCCTGCGGAGCCCGCATGCGCGCCGGACGCTGCACCATTGATAGCGATACCAGCGAAGGGCATAACAGCCGTTCCGGTTTCCGTAGCCGATCCTGCGCCAAAGCGCGATTGAATGTAGACGAATTTGTCGCTGCTGCTCGCCTTCGTCCACACAGTTTGATTGGTGCCACCACCGGACGCGTGGAAATCGAACGCGAGCGAGAATGCACCGTACGTTGCCGAAGACGCGACCGAGTTCGTTTCATCGTACAGCGCACCGGTCTCCGACAAGTTCGTGCTGGTATTGTATTCAGACGCGAACGTCAACGTCATTTGGTTCGCACCCGACGTGGTATCGGATGTGGTGGTGACAGTGGACGCAGACGATTCAGAGCCGGACTTGTCGTTCAAGTGATCCGTGGCGAACACGCCGGTCATGCCACCAATCTCGGCGGTGATCGACGCCCAGAAGGCAGTGCCAGCCGTGGCGATGGCCGCGAGGATGTCCGTGTCGCCGCTCACATCGCGGTCGAGGCCGAACATCTGGTGATGGGCGCCCTGCGTGACGGACAGATAGGTGCTCCAGCTTCCGCCAATTGTGGGATCGGCCGCGCTGCCGTCCTGCCACGAGAGCGCAGTCACAAGGCTGTGGCCGCTCAACGGCGCTCCGCCGAACTGCACAGTGCCAGGGAAGCCAGCCGAGGCAGACTGCTTCGAACGATAGCGCACGAGGTACGGCTTCGTCGGTGCGGCTCCGGCTCCGTTCAGAATGATCGTCACCATACCGGTCGGGTTGCCGCCAGCTTGGAACGAGTTCGTCGCGGAGATGTCAGTGTCGGCCGAAGACACGGCTTGATGTCCGAACCCGAACGAACCGTAGTTGCCTGAATTGTTCGTGTTCACATCGGCGGTCCACGCCGCATCGAGAGTCGCGTTGGCCGAAGCGTTGTACTTTCCGAATGCGATCAGCGCGAGGCAGTTCGCGGTACGCGTGGTGTCCTTCGGAATAGCCATGGACGAGACACCCGCGCTGCTATGCTTGTAGCGCGAGCTTTGATAGTCGTTGGCGATGCTGCCGTTGACGCCGGTAATCTCAACAACCGTCCACGCATGGAATGCCGAGCCCGCCGTGCAGAACGCAGGCAACGTGGAAGTGTCGCCGCCTTGCACGTAGCGATACAGGATCGTGATGACTTGGTTGGTGTCGAGATCGCTGACAGAACGCTCCAGCGGTTTCCAGCTTGGAGAGTTAATAGTCAATGTCGTGGGCGAAACACCGGCACCCGTGAAGATCGCAGCGATCAGCAAATTGCCAGCCGTCGGCGTTTGGCCGAGCGTCTTACTGGTCGTGAGACCGGTTCCGCTGCCGCTGCCGCTGGCTGTTGATGCTCCGACGATTGAAGGACCGGTCACGACGTTTAAGCCTTCTTAGGCTTTTCGATTGCCATGCCCTGCTTCCATCCGTGAATGCGCACATGGTTCGTCCCATCGACCGGCACAAGAGTGTGACCGTTGTCGGCGAGATACGCGATGATGTGCTTACGGACTTCAGGATGGCAGTCGTGGTCGAACGGAACCGTTCCGTCCTTGCGCACAACGATGCCAACAAGATGTGTCTGGGGGTCTGCCATGGTTCTCTCCTCGCTTATGAAACGCCGTCGCCGCAAGGCAACGTGATTTTGAATGACGAGATCGACACCGTGTCGCCCGCCGTGATGGTCGTGGTGTTCAAGTTCAAGTCAGCACCCGACGTACCGACGTTGCCCTGGAAGATCACAGTGCCCGCACCGTTCTTGATGCGGAAGTGAGCGGCCGTGATCGAAGCCGCAGCATTGGTATCCGACGTGATCGCGTTCGCCGTGGCCGTGATAAGTCCGTCCGACGTGCCGCTGGTAGAGGCCGGGAACGCAGTGGCCGACATCGGCAGCGTCGCACCAAGCGTACCGGCATCGGCCGTCAGCGTGGTCGCTTCCTGCGCGCCGGAGCGAATGAACAAGCTGCCGGTGCCACCCGTGTTGACGAGGGCCGTGGCAGCGTCGAGCGCGGCTTTCGTCGCGACGACAGACATGACGGGCTTGGTGGTCATTGGATGGTCCTCTTATTTCGTGAACTTGAAGTTCAGTCCGACATCCGCAAGATTCGTATCCTGCGGGCTCGGAGCAATGATGTTGAAAATGTCACCCGCCGCGAACGACACGTCGGAACCAAACGTCGGGGTGAAGACGCCACCGGTCGAGATCGCAATCGTGCCGATGCTCGATCCGTTCTTCTTCAGCGTGTACGTCGCGGTCGATGCCGGGTTCGTGCCGACGCTGAAGTTCGAGCCGGTCAACCCGCTCTTCAGAGTCAGAGCTTGATTCATCGGATAGTTGATGGTCTGCCCGTTCAGCGGCAATCCGCTGTAGACGAATCCGATGTCCACTTCCTGGCCGGGTGCCGAGAAGATCACGGACGTGAGGTTGTTCGTCGTGCCGTCCGTTTGGAACAGCGCGATGCTGCCGGTGGCCAGTGTCAGAGTGGTCGAGCCGACCGCGATAGACAGCGTGGCCGATCCGGTATTGTTGACGAAGAACAGCGCGCGCTTCGTCGCCGGAATCGTCAGCGTGCGCGAGACGGAATTGTTCGTGGTCTTGAACCCGGCGTATCCTGTGAACTCGGCGGCCGACAGCGTGTGACCGGCAGAAGTCATGTCGATGTCCAACCAGTCCGCAACCACGGCCGACAACTGCTGCGTCGCCGCGTTGATCGTGACTTCCTTTTGCGTCTGGGACGCGGCCACCGTAGGCAGGGAGAGATTGTCCGTCATCACATCACCGTCAGAGTTTGTTTCTTACCCAAGCCCGCTCCAATGATGGTGCTGACTTGTCGAATGTTCACGATCAAACTTGTCGGCGTGCCACCAAATCCGTCCGCCGTAATCATTGCCGCCGTATAGAGGAACCCAGGATTAGGCTCCGGGGAAGTAGGATAGCTCACACCCACGCTACGGACAATGGCGGTGCCCCCGGCGTTGTAAATATCCACTTGATAAGCCTCGCTTTGCTCGGAAAGCGGCACGTCCCCGGTGAGGTCGCGCAACTCGCCACCAACACGCGTGCGGCGGACCCAGTGCAATTGAATGTCGGAGCCGGACAGCGTGGCCGTCTGCTGCGCAGGCTGATAGGGCTGCAACGCACGGCCGGTATCGGTGAAGTCTTTGACCGGCGCGTCTTCCGTCAGCGTGCCTTGCGTAGTCGCGCGGAAGTGGCGAACCACATTGAGATCGGACAGAGCCATCTTGATCGACGACAGCGTGGTCGTGGTGCAGAGAATGAAGACATCGCCGACCGCATGCGAACCGGTGTAGACATCGGTGCCGCGACGGCCACGCAGCAACCCGGACAGCGTGTAGCTGCCGTCCATGTTCGCCGTAACGGTCATCCACTGGATGATCTCGATCTCACCGGTCACGGTATTGTAGAGCACCGCGACGTTCGCACCGTTGCAGACTTCGAGCAGCGTTGCGTTGGCCAAGCTGGCGCCGCCGTTGTTCGACATATTGACGGTGAGCGTATTGGTATTGTCCACGATCCACGGATTGGCCACGTCGCCGAGCGCATTGACTGCGACACCGAAGATCGCAGCATTCGCCGTCTGGATAACCGGTTCGTCGGTCCATGTGAGTTCGTCCGGGGACTCGGCGATGAATGCGCCAGCCCACGGCGTCGAGTAACCGGCCGCAGTGTCGTACAGAATCGTGAAGCTTTGACCGGTGTCGTCCGTGTCGCGCAACAGCGGGATGTCGAGCAGGAAGAGACGCGTCGCGGCCGAAGGACCAAGGGTCTGCTGGATGAAGCCATCGCCGCCGCTCGCGGTCGCAGTGGACGCGTACGTCTGGGTGCTCTGCGAGAGAGCTTCCCACTGCATCGAATAGTCGGCACCGATGTTCACGGTGGACATGCGCACGATGTTCGACGAGTCATCGGTGAGGAACAGCGTCAGCACGTCGGTCGGATCGTAAATGAGATACTGCCACGGCAGAGTGACCTTGTACGACACGCGCTCGATCCAGGACGTGAAGAGCAGCTTCTCGGCCAACTGCTTCATGAAGCCCGGCTCTTGCACCAGCGGCAAGTTCTCTGTGTGCGCAGCCTTGGAGAACATCGTCGGATACGGGAACGCCGGACGACGCGCATACTGCGTCGCCTGCTGATAGTTGTGATTCGGGTCGAGGAAGTTGATCTCGATCTGGTTCGGCAAATCGACTTCCTGCAAGCGCGTCTCGTTGACGATCATATTGAGCTTTTTGTCGAGGTACGCAAGATCGGTGGACGGGATCGTCGCGATGCTCGCGCCGCCGCGCTTGACGAACTTCAAGATGTAATCGCTTTCCACGCCGTCGAAAAGATATGCGAGCGCAAGCGGCAAGATGCCGTCCTTCGCGTTCATCTGCGAGTCGAGGATATACCCCGGCACATCATCGGTGAGCGTAGACACGTCAATGTCGGCATCGACATAGCCGACCGCGTGGCAAATGTCGGCCACGATCTTCATAAGCTCCGTGCCATTGGCCGCTTGATTGGTGACAATGACGCCCCAGTTGCTCACCAGCGGAACCGGCGTGATCTGATTGTCGTCACCGAAGAACAGGATGGCGCCGTACGGATCGGCCCACGCTTGCGTGCCCGCCGAGAGGTTGCCGACCCAAAGGTTCTTAACCGACGTGCCGTCTTGCGTGGTGAAAGTCCAGACATTGTGATGGTTGTCGATCACCGAATACGTTCCGGTCGTGACGATGGACTGGTACGACGAGAAGACAGTCTGGGGAAGGTTCTCGCTGCTACCCGGCGTATTTTCATAACCGGACTTCCACATCACTGCGGCAGTCAATGTGTTGACTTTGACGAGATATTGTTTGGGACCGGTGACGCTGTTGTTCGCTTTGACGAAGAACATGATGTTGCCGTCCGTCGCATCGAACTGAACACCCGACACGTTATCCCATGTTGTCCACGACGGGTCGATGTCGGACGGCGCCACGCTGCCGACCAACGATGGAACAATCGTTGTCAGACTTAGGCTGGCCGGGATGTGATAAATCTTGAGCGAGTTCGTGGACGGGAACGCCGGAGTAGCAACGGCCCAGATGTCGGCTTCACCGCTACTGACTTGGTTGCCGCCGCAGACGCGGAAGTCATCCTCGGCATACGTGCCCGTGCCGATAGCATCCATGCCGTCGAGCGTGAGCAGCGTGAGGTCATGAAAGACCGTGCCGGGAACGAACATACAGTTCGTGTTGCCGAGGACGAGCGGAACCACACCATGCGCGAACGTGGTCGTGCCGTGGATCGGCGTGAACGGGTTTGGTGTACCAATGTGCCCGATAGCGAGCAACGTGTCCGGGTCAATCTTCACCCACGAACCGTAGTTGCCACCGCCGCCCCAAATCCACAGGAAGCCGTCATCGGCGACAATCGGACCTTCGTTGGCCAGCGCGCCGTTCAGGCCAAGGCCCAACGGATCGAGCGGCGCAAACGTGCGCGCCCACGACGAGGCCATCACTTGGTTGCCGGTCTTGAGGTCCATCGCGTAGATGCCGGTCGTGGTCGAGCCGGAACCGCCGAGCGACATGAAGTAGACGCGCTGACGGAACGTATCAATCGCGAAAGCGAAGTCGTCCGGTGTGCCGCCGAGCGATCCATCGAAGTTGAACTTGAACGCGTTCTGCGTCAGCGGCGCATCGGTGCCAGGACCGGCGACTTGGAACGTCCAGTTCGGAACGCGATTGCCGTACGGGTCGATGTTCACATCGTCGAACACGATGTAAGCCATGCCGCGATTGGCGGTCGCATTGGACGCGCCAACGAGAGTTTCGTACGCCGGGTCCGGCATCTGATCCTGCGTGCCGAGGTAGACGCGGAAGTGACCGAGCTTGTTGTACGCCGATGTGATGCCGCCGTTGACCACGGCCGAGCCGGTGCCGTGATGGCCACCACCCTTGCCGCCGCCACCGGAGCCGGGGATGCTCTTGCTGATGCCGGACTCGCCGGTCGCGTCATAGACCAATTTTGTGTCGGCCCAAATCTTCAGAACATTTTTGATCGGACCGGTCTGTTCGGTCGCGCACAATCCAACGGCGCCGGTCCACGAGTACGTGTACGTCGCGGGTCCGCCCTTACCACCGCCGTGATGCGCGTGCTGCTTGAGGACGTACGTCCAGATGATGTTTCCGCCGATGCGCGCGGTGCCCCACAGCCATTGAATGGCCGCACCGTACGTCGAGCCGGTGACGTGCAAGTCCTTCAGCTTCGGGCCGCCCTTCGAGCCGCCGCTGAAGATCATCGAGCCGAGAATCGAGCCTGCCAAAAAGCCAAGCTGCGGCATCCCGAAAAGCGAGCCGACGATCCCTCCAGCAACGGCAACAAGCAAAGCCATTAGACGACTCCAGGCACTCGAAACGCGGTGACAACAACCGGCATCCACAAATTCTTGTCGAGGCGTTCCTCGACCACCTTCTTGCGCAGAAGGTACGAATGGATGAAGCGCGGGCTGTCACCCACTTCGGTAACAATACCACAGTGACAGGGATACACGCTCTGACGGAAGATCAGCACGTCTCCGACCTTGAGATCGGTGATCGGCACTTCGATCAGATGCGCTCGGAAGTATCCGATGAACTGGCCCCACTGCGCCGTGCGCGGATACGGCGGCGGCTCGTAATGGTTGATGTCCAACTGGCGCAGCGTCCACAGCAGCAGGCCAACGCAGTCCACGCCGATAGGAACGACGCGGCCCTGGTGATGCCATGGCGTGCCAAGAGCTTCGCGGGCCTTCGCCACGAACTCGGCTGCGGTGACGGTCTTGTTGGGTTCGCCCATTAGCCGCTCCCGATGTCAGGATAGATGAACGCCTGATCGTTGCCCGGAAGATCGGGCTCGGCGCGCATGTTCAAAATGTTGTTGAAGACATTCTTGCACGTGTCGCGCGTCTTATCGCAACCGGGGATGACTTGGAACGTATCGCCGACCGTGATCGGGTATCCGGCCGGAACGTAGAACTCGAACGTGTTAGCCGTGTGGTTCCACGTCTTGACCTCGACAGCCTTGCCGGTGTTCTGACCGGTGAGGTATTGCAGCGCGCCGTACTTGAACCAAGCATCGCTCGCGGTGTAGATGCCGCTCAACGTATCGAGCACGACAGTGATGTGCGTCTGATCGGTGACGACCGACACATGACCAAGCGTGACGTAGTTCGTCTTATCGAGCGCGCAGCGGCTATCGAACAAGTCGGCACGGCACACCGGGCCATACAGTTCGACGATCTGCTGCTGGAGCAACTGCGTCATGCCTCGAAGCTCGACGGTGAACCATCCCTGCGGAGACGAGATGCATTCGCCGAGCTTGCCACGACGCATCTTGAGCGGACCCTGAGACGTGTCCTGCCAGTTCACAACGAAGATGAAGATGTCGGCATAGTCGAAGGCGCCAGCACGAAGATCGAAGAGCGTGATCGAGTCATCATCGAACACGCCCTGAATGTCTTGGTTGTCCACCGAGAGATCGGACTTGTTCTCGATGGCCGAATTCGAGAAGCCAGCGGACGAGATGTACGTGTCACCGTCCACGATCAGCGGCGCGTCATGCGACGTGAAGAAGAACTGCGTTCCGTCCATGCGGACGATCTTCCAGCAACGCGCGATGGTGGTGACTTCCTGATTGATGTGCGTGTTCAGGTCCGTGGAGATAACTTTGACCATCGTCTTACTCCTTGAGTTCGATGATGGCGATGCTCGGCAACTCCATGGCGTCAACCCAAGTGACTTTCATCTTGAACAAGTCGCTGTCGAAGCGAACCGGCACATCGTACTCCAACGAGACCGATGCGGTGTGCGTGTCATGCGTGGCCACAAACGTGATGATGCCGGTCGTGTAGTCCACAGTGTAGTCGGTCGTCTCGGTCTTCAGAATGTTGTCGATGTAGACCTTGAGCGTTCCTTGCACCGGGCGCGTGATCTTTCGGATCATGCTGTAAGACCCAATTGTGTAGGTCTTGTAAATCTGGAAAATTTTGTTACCGGAAACGAACGTACCGATTGGCTGAGACGACGCGGCAACATAGTCCACCGGATCACCGATGGTGTAGTCGGTCCAGTCCTTGAAGCGGAACCCGATAGCGCGGCCGAACGTGTTATAGAACATATCGCGCACCGACTGGAAGTCGGCCGCCGTCTGAATGCCGAAACTGATGTCCCACTCCTGACGCGGGAACTGCCATTCGATGTTGCGCTTCTCCTGACCGCCGGACAAAGCCATGACCGTCGTCAAGAACGACGGACCACCGGTCGCGCCTTGCTCAACGTCCACGTTCAAGTGCGTGTCGATGAATGTCGGAATGGTCATTAGTGTCCGTTCCTACGAACCGAGCGGCTTGTGATCTGCGCCAACCCAGTCGCGATTTGTGACTTCGATTTCTTGAAGCTGTCGTAATCCGTGACACCGTGCAAGTGCAGATGTAGGCCACCCATGTCGGTGCCGCTCGCCTGCGCACGTTGCGCTCGGCGTTGCTGCTCCGGCGTCTGCACGGTGACGCGCTCGTCCGGCGATGCGCGGAAAGCGATAAGCTGGCTGTCCGCTCCGCCGACGCCGCCGACTTGGAAGTCCGCACCGTCCTTGAAACCGAGGAAGCTACCGATGTCACTGAACATCGAAAGGATGCCGCTCGATGCGGTGCCCGCACCGCCGCCGCCGTTGAAGAGGTTCGAGATAAAGCCGCCCTTGTCGAACAGGCTGGAGAGCCCGCCGCCGGAGAACAGTCCACCGCCGCCTGAGCCACCACTGAGACCGGGAATACCGGGAAGGCCGCCCATCGTCACCCACATCGGGTTCATCGCGGACGAGCCCAGGCCGCCACCGGCCGCGCCGCTGAACATGCTGCCGAAGATGTTGCTGAGAAATCCACCGCCACCAGCAGGGCTACCGGGCAGGCCGCCGCCCTGTCCAGGCGCGAGACCGAGGAAACTCATTAGCGGCTGCATGATCGCCGTCTTGATGATAAGGCTGTCCATGTCCTTCAGGATCGACGTTGCCATCGAACGGAAGTCGATCTTGCCAGTTGTCGCGAAGTTCACGAGCGCATCGTTCAGTCCGTTGAACGCATCGGTCATAACCTTCGCCGCGTCGCCGGACACGTCGAACATCGTCTTCTGCACATCGAGCAAGCCGCGCTGGAAGCCGGACATCGCATCGGTCTTCGTCGAGAGATATGCCTGCTGGATGTCCATGACGGACTTCACGTAGGCTTCGTTCGAGATCGTGCCGTCGTGGATAAGCTGGTTCAACTGGCTGAGTTGAATGTTGTACGTGTCGAGGTTGCCCTCTTGGTTCGTCTTCAGCGCCTTGGTCGTGATGTCTTCCGCGATCTTCGCAGGCGTGTCCTTGTTCTCGTTGAACTTGATGATCGCGATCTGGCGACCGGCATCGGCCGTCTTCAGCAGCGACAGATTGTAAAGCTCGTTCGCGACCGTGACCTTGCGGATGTACTCGGCGGCCTGATCGGCGCTGACGGCGTGATGCTGCAACGCCAACGTCGCGAGATCGGTTGCGTTCTTGAGGTCGATGTCCGTGTTCTTCAAGCCCATGAGCGAACGGAGGAGCGCCTGATTGTAGCCCTCCGATTCGTGCGTGACCTTGTTGTAATCGTTGAAGCCCGCCTTCGCGAAAGCCAATGCGACTTGCGTCTCCGTCAGAACCGGCGCGATGGTGTGACCCTTGGCGTCCTTAGTCGCGGTCGTGAGGTCGATGATCTTCGTCTTGATCTTGTCGATGTCGTCCTGGAACTTCACAGCCGGACCGGCGAACTGCGATAGCATGTTCTGAAGTTCTTGGATCGCATCGCGCGCCTTCCTCGCGGCATTGGCCGTTCCGGTCAGTCCATTGGCGTCTTCGCCACCCGGCGGCTTCACGAACTCAGGCGCTCCGGCTTCCTTCTTGGCACCGAAGTTTTTCTCCATGAAGGCATACGTGCTGACCAAATTCTTTTTGAAGTCGTCCTGCAACTTACCGGAATACGGATTGTTCATCGGGCCGAAATCAACCGAGCCGATCTGTCCCAACTGCAAACCCTTCGGCAAGATCGAGTTCAGCTTCGTGCTCAGGAAGTTGATGCCTTCGATGATCTTGTTGACGACGAACTGGAACGCAGAGATGACGCCTTCGCCGATGACGAAGAACGTGTTCATAACAACCGTCCCCATGTTGCCGAACAAAGTCTCGATGATAGCGATGGTGATCGAGAGCGTGCGAATGATAAGCTCGGTCCAGCCACCCATCGACTGCGCGGCTTTGGCAAGCTGCGGACCGAAGACCGCCGCGAGCACTGCGCCGAACAGAAGCAGAGGCAGCACAAGGAGACCAGCCTCCGACGTGACGAGCAGGAAGAACTTTTGCAGAAGCGAGATCGCTGTCGAGATGCCGTACCACGTCGCGAATGCAGCGCCGACCGTCAGGACCAGGAGCGCGATAGTCGGCAGATTGTTGGCCAGGAACTCAACGAAGTTCACGAGCGGAGTGAACGCACCGCTATTCGACAGCGAATTCAGAAACAGAATCCACTTCGTATAGAAGTCGGTGAACGCTTGCGAGAGCGTGGTCGGCAACTGCGCGACCTTCTTGTTCGTGTCGGCGGTGCCCTCGATGTTCGCGTTCAACACGTCCGCACCACGGAAGGCGCCCTTGTGCTTCATCGCAGTTTCGTAAATGTCAGGGAGCAATCCCTTCGCGCGGATGTCATCCAATTCCTTGTTGACAGTCTTCGCGTCAATTCCGGTCGCGTGGATGTGCTTCGCCAACAGCAACGCTTCGGCTTGGTCCTGCAAAATGACCGCGCGGAACTGACGGCCTTGCACGACTCCGAGCGAGAAGATTTCCTTCAAGTCCTTCGTGACGTTCGAGATGGTCGCCGGATCAGACCCGTTCAAGCGGAACGTATTGAAGATGGTCTGCACCGCTTGGCCGATCTCCTGAGCACCGAGCTTGGCCGACGCGCTGGATCGAGCGATTTGCACGCCGAGGCCGATCACCGATTCGACAGGCGCGTGGACTGCGGTCGCGATATTGGCAAACATAGCGAACGCCTTCGGCACGTCAGCCGCCGTGCGCGCGATCTGCGTCAACTGATTGTTCATTCCCTGCGCCGCGCTAATGCCAGCCGCGATTCCTTCGAAGACGCGCAAGAACGACAACGCGACGAGAGTTTTGCGCATGAACGCAAGAGACTCGTTCATCGCGTTCAAGCTCGACGTGGCCGTACGCGCGTTCGCACCGATAGCGTTGATCTCGCTGGCGGCTGCACCCGCACCGGTAGTGCGGATAATAAGTTCGAGTGTTTCGGAAACCATTACAGGGTCTCCTTCAGGCGCCACGTGCCGACGATGGACTTACGCGCAATCTGAAGCGCGCGCTCGAAGAAGCCCGCAGAAGTTTGTGCGGACCAGCCCTCGTTCAGCCGTTCGATGTGCGGAGTGTTGTTCGTGATGTAGATCGCGTCATGCTCGTACGAGTCGAATTCACGCGCAACGACATTGTGCTGAAAGCGAACGGCATCGAGATTGGCCGTCTCCTGCTTGCGGCCCATAGCCTGCTCGATCTTGACGCCCGGCGCTCCGGCCGGGATGTGCGTGCCTCCAGCCGTGCGGAAGGCTCCGGGGCGACCGGAACGGTTCACGTGGGCTCCTGAGAATCGCAGCACAGCCATTACGGGCTCCCCGCGTTGAACGAGCCGGGGCGGAAGCCACGAGCGGTCACACGACGGCCAGGGATGCGCACCACAGCCGTCTTGACCATGGAGTGATGACTGTCGCGGTAGGACGGGTAAGGCACGTAGGCGGGCAGCAGACCGGGAAAGGGGGCATCAATGGTCATGACCCAGTTCGAGCGGGCGACGCCGGTATCGACCGGGGTCTCTTCGGCGAGGTAACTACCGCCAGCCAGCGCAGCCTTTTGGACCACGAGCGAGATCGCGCGTTGCATGCGCTTCACGTTCTCGTCGATCACTTCCGGCGTATCTTCGAAAAGGTGGATGCCCATGGGCCGTATCCTTAGTCCATTGTTGGCTTTTTCCGGCCTGCGTCGGCCTGGGCTGCTCGGAATTTAAGATACGCGGCATCCATGAAACTGACAAGAACCCACAAATCCTCGAACTCCTCGGAATCGAGTTCAAGGGCTTGGGCGTACTGGTAGGCCGAATGCCACGGAATACGGCCCTCCCCCATGCCAATCGGGCGGCAGGAAGACAGCGCGAGGAACGCGTTGAAGTAGAACCCAAGGCCCGGCAACAGTCGCGGGGCGCCTGCGATCTTCGACGGCACGGGCTTGCGTTCGGCCCGTGCGCGTCGGATCAGGGTCTCTTCAAGCGGTCCTTGCTCCAACTCATAGAGCAGGACCGATGTTAGTTTTTTGCGGCGACAGCGAGCGTCGAGGCGCGGAAGTTCGCGTAGCTCTGTGCTTCCGTGCGAAGACGCGAGTAGAGGTCCGGCAAGTCGGCGAACAGCTTCACAGCCGCGTCCGAACTGAAGGCCACCGGCATATCATCGGCACCGGGAATCTCGTGCTCATGCACAGTGCCGTCTTCGTCGGTCCACTTCCAATCGACGAGAATGGTGTCGATGAAGACCTTGCGCAGAATCGGATCGAGCGCCGCATCGTCGATGACGCCCAACTGAATTTCGCGCATGTACGGCTTCATTGCCGCCGTCATGGCTTTCTGAAACTTCGTGTTGGCGCCACCCATGCGCGCCAGCTTGAAGCTCGCGCCAGAGTCGTCGATCCAGACGCCGTTCAATTCGGCGGCTTTGTCAGTCTGATAGTTGTCGTACAGCTTGCTCATTGCATTCACTCCGCGTTACAGCACCGACCCTCGATGCTTTTGAGAAACCGACCCGCGATGCTTAGACAGGCATCGCGAGGTCCGGCAGATAGTCAAAGAACTCCATCAACATCGTGTGATCGAAGTTGCGGTCCGCGCCCATGGTCATGTTGATCGGCAACATGATCGGCTCGTTGATCTTCACGTCCAAGCCCTTCGTGTTCAGCGTGAGCAACGGCAAGTCAAACAGGATGCCCTGGTTGTTCTTGGCCATCGCAAAGTCGATGGACACATCGGCGTTCGTGCGCACGGCCTGCACCGAGGCAACTTGGTCGAAGTAAGCCTGCACCGAGCCCGAACCCTCGAAGAAGCCGAAGGTGATCTCGAACGGGCCAAGCTTGCCAATCGCCTTGTTGGCCTTGTCGTTGTTCTTGACCGAGAACTTCAATTCGGTCACTTCCGCGAACAGCGAGGTCGGGGCCGAGTCAGTGTCACTCAGGACCGACATCTTCGCGCGGACAACGTGCGAGGTCGTATTGAACGCGTCTTCCGAAACGATGGTCGGAGCCGTGGCGCCAATCGCTTCCGACAGGATGGTGCCGGTCGTGTCGATGGTCGTGTAGTCCGTTCCGAGGAACGTCATGTCGAGCGTGACCTTTTCGGCCGTCGTCATGTTGAACGTGATCTCGTTCGGGACCGCGCCCATGATGTATTCGGCTTGCGGCTTCGTGGGGTTGTCGCTGTCGGGATTGCCGAGCGTGCGCTCCATGGTGTACGTGCGGCGCTTCTGAATGGCGGGCGTCGCTTCGTTGCGAAGCACCTTGCCGAAGAAGAACTGCACAGTCTTGCCAGCGCCGTTATCCGTGACCATCTCGCTCGAAGTCTTATCGAACGTCAGGCGATGCGTGACGATGGAGCGGATACGCGCCCAACCGTTGTTCGCAGCAGTCGCGAACGCGCTGTTGGTAACGTCGCCGCCGATCCAAATCCACTGACCGGCAATGAGCGGCAGCGTGGTGAAGTCGAGAACCGTCGCGTCCATGTGCGGGAAGTTCACGCTGTCATTGGTGATCGTGAGATCGCCGGACGCGCCCTGACGGCCAACTTGCTCCAAGCGAGCAGCGGAAGTCGGGGTCTCGTCCACGACATTCGTGTCCGTGACAACAATGGTCGTCGCAGTCGCGTCCGAACCACCGGCAAGAGTCGTGGTCGTCCAGGCCGCATTCGATGCGGTCTCGGTCGTGCCAACGCTATTCTCGGAAGCACCGGCAACGCGCGCCGTCACAGTGATGGTGTGCGTGGCATCGTCCGTCGCGGAAACGTACGGGTTCTGAGCCGGGACGCTATAGTCCGTTCCGGGGACGCCGCCAGATGCGTTGATCGCGTTATGGAGGTTCAACATCGACGCGGCTTCTGAACCGCCGACAAGAACTTCGTACGCGACGGCAACCGAGGCGCGGAAGGTGTACGTGAACCCGCCTATTGTGACGGTCTCACCGGCCGCATAGTTGGCCGAGGACACAAGCGTGTTGGTGGCCGCGACGGCAGCGGAACCGCCTGACGTGGATGTCACAACCTTCAGGCCGTTGTTCTGCGAATTGGCGAACTTACTTGCGGAGAGCAAATCGTTGGCAGCGAGCGAACCGAACACATTGTTGTTCGTGACGGTGTACTCGTGCGAAGAATGCACGACCGATGCGATGGGCGTGGTGTTGTTGTTGAACGACTGGGAATCTTCCGGCTCGCGAAGGTTCGCGACGAAGAAGCCCTGGAGCAAACGAGTGAGACCATCCTGCGTCAAGTCGTTGGAGAAACCGGCGGCCGGGTCGAGGTCAGTCAACACACCCTTGCGCAACTGACGCGAAGGGTTGATCGGCATGCGGGCGACAGTCTTGGTGTTCGCACCAAAATCGTTGTACGTGTTCGGCTCAAGAGGATACCAAATTTGGCTGGAGGCGACGGGCAGAACTCCGATGGTGGTCTCTTCCGCATAACGGAGGCCGGTGACGTTCGAGTCCAATTTCTTGACGAGGTTGGTCATGCCAGTCTCCTAATTACCGAATACGGTCGTACTCGAAATCCACATTCACGTTCACGAGGAACCAAGTACCGTCGTGGCCGAATTCAACGGGAGTGACATTTCGAAAGATCACCCCATCTGTGCCGCCGACGTTCTGGCCCTCAAAGATAGCCTGCACATTGTTGACCATGGTGTCTGAATCTGTCAACCCGCCACCGGTCGGCGAGCGGACTTCGATGGTCAGGGTGCCTTTGTCTCGGAAACGGCGGTTTCCGGGGGTGTTGATGGTCGCCTGAAAGCCAACCTTATGCTTCCACATGAAGCGGACCCACGACTCGCTGTCCTTGGGGGTCGGCGCGTTGGTGTCCTGCCAAGCGATGAACGGCGCCGGAGGAGTGGACGTGTAAGCCGCTGTCCAGGCATCGTTGAAGTGCTTCTGAACTGCGTCGCGCATCGCGCCGATATTTTGGAAGGGCATCTTAGTGCTCCAGTTCTGCGGTGTAGAGCACGCGCAACGAACCCGGATTGATGATCTTCACACCATGGACGTGCCACGTGTAACCTTCATCGTCGATCATCGTGTCGATCAAGACGAGATCAGCAGCCGCGAACGGATTGCCGTTGCCGAACGTCGATGCCGCGATGTACGCGGTGGCGTCACCACGACGCATCGCTTCCTTGTCGTCGATCTCGTCGTTCGGGATCACAACGGCAAAGGCCACGATGGTCAAAGCCTCATTGCCTGCACCGCCGCCGCGCCACGGTTTGGCATTATCGGCGGGCGTCTGAGTTTGCTGTTTGAACGTGACTTGCTTTCCGTTCTGAGAGATCAGGCGGTCAGCGGTCGCGGCGAGCTTGGGATAATTGAGAGCCATGTTACGACCCTCGAACCATGCGTGTTCCCGAAGAAGCGTTGCGCAGGACCATCTCAAGCCAGAGATCGGCTTCAGGATATTCCGGCAGATAGAAATCATTCACGATGTTCGACTGCACTGAACGCGAAGTGTCCTTGTCGCGGATCGCGAGCGCCGAATATCCGTCGTACGTGGTCTGCTCTTCGAGCGGGCCGACCTTCTCGGTCTTGCTGCGAACCGGACCGACCACGAGATCGAGCGTCGGAGGATTGTTCGAATAGCCGGACAGGCTCGTGACGCCTGCACCCCAAGTGCCATGCGAAGAGCCGAACGGCGCGTAGGCCACCGCGATGCTATTCGCATTCGCGTTCACGTCCGAGACGACAAGCGTCGTCAGAGTGGCAACAGCAGTCACATTAGGATCGGACTGCGTGACGTGATAGTCGGTGTCCGGCGTGCCGCCGCCGTTATCGTTGATCGCGTTTGCGATATTGAGCAGCGTCTCGGCAACCGTGCCTCCGAGCAGCACATGACCGTCCGTCAACGTGAGCACGGTCTGCATCGTGTACTTACGAGTGCCGATAGCAAGAACGTCTCCGTCTGCGAGATTTGCCGAAGGCGTAAACGTGGCCGTGCCCGCCGTGAGACCCGGCTGCGAGATCGAGAGGTCTTGCGTGGGGACCGAGCGGATCGGGTCCGGCGCCAACACACCGAGGCGCGCGGCGCGGATCGCATATTCTGCGCAAGCCCAACGGACTTGAAACGGCACGCCGGTCAGGAGATAGCTATCGTTGTCAAACGCACCGATGCGCGGCCAGCCGAGCGCCTGCTCGACTTGCTGACGAAGACCACGGAAGCGATTGCGGAAACGCTTCTCGATATACATGGTAGCGGAGATCGTGGCGCGGGCCTGCTCGTTCGCAGTGTAGTTCTCCCAATCGAGAACGCCCTTGTTGGTGAGGTACGCGGTGATCGAGTCCAAGTCCCAATAGGCGTTCGAATCAACGCGGGCCGTTCCGTCTTCGACGATCATGAATGCGGGTGCGACCATGGGGCTCTGCTCCGTTTGCTCAAAAGCATAACCCCCGCGATCCCGTTTGACCAGGACCGCAGGGGTTGAAGCGCAACAGGCTGAAACTCAGGCTTAGACCGGAGTGTACTTCGTGTGATCGACATAAACCGGCGCGACGGCAGGCTCAGGGATCACATAGGCGTCGCCTGCGACCGAACCATCGCCCGACGCCGGAACACCGGCAGAGGCAGACACGGCAACCGCCGTATCGAAATAGGTCGCGGGGAAGAGCACCGAACCGGCGTCGAAGAATTCCTTCTCCGTGTCATCCGTCTGCGGGAACTCATTTGCGAACGCGGCGTTGCATGCGAGAGCGGCGTTGGTCTTTGCATTCGAGGCGCTGGACGCGTTCACGAGGCAAGCGACAACACCGTTAATCAGGCGCGCGCCCAACTGGGGCTGCGAGACGGAGACGAGGAATGTAAACTGGGCCATTGGTGGTACTCCTGTTGGGCGACGTGGATTGTGGGGCTACGGGGAACGCTTGTCAACTCTGCTTGGACTGACCGGTTTCGGACAGCATAATCGCGATGGCTTGCTTGCGGTCCTTCACGACCGGGCCGTTCTTCTTGCCCGAATGCAGATGGCCGCCCTTGAATTCGTGCATGACGAATTTGGCGTTTGCGCGCTTTCCTGCTTTCGTGGAATTGGAGGCTGGCAGAGGCATTAGTCCATGCTCCGCTGACCGCGAGGATTGCCGAGACCGGCCGGAGGAATTTGGGCCGTGGCCGAGTCAATCGGGCGAGTGAAACGATCCTGGCCCGTACCGGGCTGCGTCGCGCCAACGGTCGATCCCAGTTTCTTGAGACGCTGCGCGCCCCAGTTGTTCGCGAGAATCTTGCCGGTGCTCGGCATCGGTTCGTTGCCGCGACCGCTTGCTGAAGCCGGAGCACCATGACCGGTCATAAGCGGCTCGGAGTTCGTGCCGTGGCCGTCGTGCTTCCGGGGGTCGATACGATTCTTGATCGCGGCCATGACGCTTACATCTTCTCGGCGTTGTCGCAATCGTTGCCGACCATGTACGTGCGGTCGTTACGATTGGCTTTGCACTTCACGTTCTCCGTGACCGCGACGTTCTTCGGAACGCTCGGAACCGGATCGCGCTGATTGAGTTGGCGGTCCATCAAGAGCGGCGTCTTGCCGTGCGAGGTCTGGAACATGCCGCGCGACACAGGCTGCTCGGAAGGCTTGTTGTCCGGGGTATACATCTTGGCCATCGGGATGCTCCACAAAATTCGGGTTAGGCGATCAGCCTACACCCTCAAAACTGGGGCTGCAAGTCCTCGGCCTGACGCTTGTCGAAACCGGGGCACGCGGCCGAAATCATCTCGCGTGTGACAGACTGGTCCTGCACAGCCAGAGCCACGTAATCGACTGAAGGCAAACCGTCTTCGGTCCACTGCTCCGGCACGGTCGGATCGAGCTTTTGCACCGCCGTTTGAATGGCGTGCATTAGGGCGATGGATTGCTGTTGCGGGTCGGGTTCCACTCTTTCGCCCACCCCGGCGTCCGCGTGTCCAGCCCCACCGGAAACCAACCCCTCACTCCCGGACGGATTTGCATCATCTGCGCTGCCGTGTAGTGCTCGTGGATCGGGAACCGACCCGGACGCAGTTCCGCCAGCACTTTGTATTGCTGCTGGTGCCCCGTCAGTCGGCGCGGAATCTTCTTGAAGATGATGCTGAATGCCATTTTTCTCGTCTCTCTCGATAGCCGCCGCCAAAGCGTGCGACCCACGCGGATAAGCATGATACGAACGGGCCATGAGTGTCAAGAAGGCGTCGAAGCTTTCTGGGTACACATAGACTTTGCAAACGCCCTTCACGAACGAATGCTTGTTGAGCAGAACTGTTTGACCGGCGCGACCGCCCGTCAGAACCATCTCGATTGTTTGGCCACGTTGCAACATTAGACCCTCCCAGGACTGTTGAACTTGTTACTGCAAAACGCGCGCCTGCACCACCAGTTTAGGAACGCCGTATGTGTCGGCAGCGAGAATGACTGTGAGCGCAGCACCCGCAATGCCACCGTCCGTGATCGTGCTGACGAAGCCGGGCACACTCTGGCCAGCCTTCGTCGCAACACCAGTCGGAGAAACGGGATTGAGTTGCGGAGGCACAACTTCGACATGAACCTTGTGATCGCCGATGTTGTCGGCAATCGTGGAAATCGTCAGCGTGTGCGTGCTGTTGTCGAACGATGCGTGCAGCGCGGGCAGGAGCGCGGCAACCATGAGTTCGGCCAACGAGGACACCTTGTTCTCGCTATCCACTCCACCGGTCAATGTGGCCGAGCCCCACGCGCCGTTGCCGGTCGTCATGGATGCTGTGGTCGCAACCGCATTCGCGGTGGCTGCATTGAGCGTGGAGCGCGCGGTGACTGTCGCGGTGTGGGAAGCCGCCACTGCGGTGACGTTCGGATCAGGTGCCGTGACCACGTAGTCGGTCCCAGGCGTGCCGCCCGAACCGTTGATCGCATGAACGAGATTGAGAATCGACGCGGCTTCTGTGCCGCCGATCTTCACGTCGCCGTCCACGGCCGGGCTGGCGACGAAGCTGTAAACGCGAGTGCCGATGGTGACAGTATCGCTCGTGCCGTAGTTCGAGCTTGATGTCAGAACGCCGGACGCGAGCACAACGCGCTCGATCTGGTTGGCGTTCGTGACCGTGATGTCGAGATAGCTGGAATCGTCGCTCGGATTGAAGACTGCAACGCGCAGGCTCCAGCCGGACATATCCGCCGCTTCGGCGAGCGTTGCCGGTGTGACATTCGCCCAAACCTTGCGGCTGGCAAAATTTTGCACGAAAGCTTTTGCGTCTGCGCTGGACTCAGCCACGACCACGAAAGTATCAGGGCCGTCCGAAGGTGCGGGCGACGTGTCGGGATCGGGCAATTGGAGGAGGTACGGAGTTGCGGTCATGGCTGACTCCAGCAAGGAGGCAAGGAAAACCCAGAAACGAAGAGGGGGAGCTTTTTGGGCTCCCCCGTTTCGTGGGTCTTAGTTCTTGATGCCCGGCGCGATGGCCAAACCCTTCTCGCTGAACAGAGCGAGACCGGTGTACCACTTGATGCGCCAGATGCGAACGTCCTGACGTTCCGACTCGCCGACATCGACGATGTGGATACCAGCGGCTTCGCTGGCGGTCAGACCGGCAACGCCGTGCTGGCGTGAGCCGTCGTCGAACGTACCGGCGAAGATCGTGGTCGCCACGTGGTACGACGCGTCCGGGGTGTCCTGGTTCAGCGGAATCCAGTCATTACGGAAGATCGGAATGCCGAGGTAGACGGGAACCGTCGCACCGGAAGGCAGTTCCATCACTTCCGTGATGTGGGCGCCGCCGAGCGCACGAAGCAGCGCCTTGAAGCTGCGGATCGTGCGGGCATGCATCGCGAGGTAATCGACTTCGCCGTCCTTATCGACCACGAGGTCGGTCAGGTTGTCGATGATGTCGAACGAGAGGTTGGAACCAGCCGAGCCGGTATCAACTTCTTGGTTGGCCGAGGCCAGCGCGAGCAGGCCGGGGAACGTCGCGTTCGTGCCGTCGCCGTTGATGAAGAGGTCTTGCCACTTGCGGCCAGCCGCCTTCGCCTTCGACGCGATCTGGATCGCAGTCTGGTCGTTGCCGTCGCCGGAACGAGTTGCCTGGATCAGACCGTTGACTTCCGCGTCACCGATGATCGTGGTGAGCGAGGAGGTCAGATGGGTGAACGTCGCCGGGTCTTTCGCGGCTTCGCGTTCCGTCTGGTTGACACCGCCCGTCGCGAATGCGCCGAGTGTGCCGTCCGTGTCGCCAACGCCAACGGTCGCAACCGGGCCAAGCGAATTCTCGCGGTTGTACGCGAGGGCGTTACCCTCGATCCCGTCGAACGGAATCTTTTCGTACATGCGATTGACGGTGATGATGTTCTCGATCACGCCTGCGACAAGCTCGTCCTGAGCCAGCTTGGCGGATTCCGTGAGGGTAACTGAGGTCATGGTCTTTCTCCTGGTTGATCCAAAAAACTTTTCAACGACACCGGCCAGAGGCTCCCAGTTGGGACTTCTTGCGCGATCTCGGCGGATCACCCGTCGAAGAATCGACCCGCTCTTTCATCCCTCACCATCACGGTGAATGAACTACGGAGCACCGAAATTCGAGATCATGATGGGGGCAAGGAAAACTCCTGTCAACCCCGCCCCCTAGCATGATCCTTTTACTTCTGACGGCCCAGTCCGTGCTCGACTTGGCCCTTCGTCAAACCGGCCGCGATTTTCTGGGTCGGGGTCATCTTGTCCCGATCCGTAACCGTGCGAGTTTGCGAGTTATTTTTCTGCTGCTGCGCACCGCCGCCGCCCTTGGTTTCGCTTTCAAAAGCGCGGGCATACGTCGTGTTCAGCTTCATCTCGGCGACGAGACCTTCGATGTCAAGGAAGCCGCCCTTTCCGTCCGTGCGAACGTCGCCGGTTTTCGGATCAACGACGCGGACCACGTAGTCCTCGCCGTCCTGCACGACCTTAACTTGGCTGCGCACGATGGGGAGCAGAAGATCGACCGACCCCTTGGCCTTCGCGAGTGCCGCGTTGGCTTGCTGGCCGACGAGATACTTCTCCAGCGACTTCGACATGACGCTGATCTTGCCATCGGCGAGGTCCGTCAGTTCTTTCGCTTTCTTCTCGAAGTCCTTGCGGATCGCGTCCATGTTGACTTTGAGTTCGCCACCGTTCTTCGCTTTGAGAACGAGATCGTCGATGTGGGCTTTCAACGCTTCCTTCGCGTCCTTGCCGTCTTCGACTGTGATGCCCTGCGCGGTCATCAACTCTTCGAATGCCTGAAGCACGCCGCGACGATCCGCAGCTTCTTTCTGGGCCTTCTTCATGTTGAAGTCCGTACGACCGAGCGTTTCATTCAAACCGGTGATCGCGGTCGCGAACGGCTTGAACTCCGGCTTGAGTGTGAACTTGCCGTCTGCACCGGCCGCATACGCGGGACGATACTCTTCGGCAACGCCGTCGAGCGAATCGACGGTCTCTGCAAATTTGGTCATTGTAGTTCTCTTTCCGACAATCACCGTCCGCCCAGGATCACCCTGAGATGTACGATGTCCTCAACCATCACTTCCGTGCGTCGTGACGCTTCTTCAGTGCTGGATACTTTGCGTAGACCTTGCGGTCAACCTTCGCTTCTGTGGAGCCACCGATTGCGGCTGCGCGTGAAAGCGCATCGCGGGCATGCGGGAGATCGTTGTCGGGATACTTACGAATCTCTTTGCCGTTGTGGTGGACAATGAGAGCAAAGTCGCTGTCGGGGAGCGCGTTGCGGATTTTTGCGTGCATCTTGGACATTTGGATCACCCAAATAGTTCAAAAGCTAAAATACGGGCCGATCCCCAGGCCGTCAAGTCCGCACGACTTTGAGGGCGGTCGAGGGCAGCGGCTCCGGCGCGACAGGGGTCGCGGTGGCGTCCACGACTTGCGTAAGACCTTGGTGCAGTTCGATGCTGCCTTTCTCCCAATCTTCAAGGCCGGGATTGGTCATAGGCACGACAGCGAGGCCAACGCGGACATTGATCGTCGGCGCGGCGGCATCGCGCTTGCGCTGGTACTTGTCCGGCTTCGAGCCGTCCAGAAGCTTCGCGAGAAGGCCATCGGAGTAGTTCGTCTTTTGGCCGACGATCTCGCCCTGATAGTAGACATCCTCTTCGACCCCGGTGATCGCACGACGAACGGCTTCGGCTTCGAAGCGATCTCCGGCGCGCTCAATCGCTTCGGCCCACGCAATGGCGAATTCTTGGTCGGTCTTCTTGCGATAGTACAGCGGGTTCGTATTTTTGAATCCAGCCAATTGCGCAGCTTCAGGAACGCGGCCGATCTCTCCGAGAAGTTGGAGGAACAGCTTCGCGCGCTTCGCGCTGAAATTCTGATCGGCGGAAACGATCTCGTAAGTTTTGGAGCGAGTGGTCGTGATGGCTTTGGTCATAACGCGATTTTACCGCATATTCGCTGTTCAGCAAATATCACTTCTTCGCGCGCTTGGGCTTGGGCTTCGCCAACGGGACCGGCGGAATCTCAGGCGCAGGCGGCACTTCGAAAGACCCTTGCTGAACCGGCAGCGCACAAGTCAAATCGCGCTTGCATGCGGCGCGAACTGCTTCGGCCGCCGAGGCGCCGTGTTCGAGCGCGCCGTACGCGAATTGCGAACCATGGCCGACCGCGACGAACTTCTCGCTGATCGCATCCACGCTCGCGCGCCACTCTCCTTCACTTTCGTGCTCTTCCCAGTCGATGTCGATGACGAACACGTGGCCTTTCGGAAAAATCATGATCCCGGAGAACGCCGTCTTCGTGGCAGCGAGCTTATCGCGCGGCGGCATCTTGCGCGGCGAAGCGGTGGCGAGGATGGCGCGGACATCGCGATCATCGTTGTCGCCCGCCGTGCCGAGCAGCGCGCCGTTCTTCAGCTTGAAGATTTTGCGGACGTTGGTGACATGCATGAGATGCGTGTCAGAACACCGGCTATCGGCAGCGAGAACTTTGCCGTCCCACACAATCACCGTCATGACGACCCTCCACGGTCTTTACGATCCGATAAGCTTTGCTTTGCCCTTGACCGGGTGATTGATGTCCACCGGCACTTTCTTTTTCTTCACGCCCTTCGGCGACGTGCCGGGTTTCGATTTTGCTGCGGGCTTCGAAGTTGACGGAGCTTTTGCCGGTGTATTGCCACCAGCAGGATTGTCCGTATTGTCGTCGCCGCCGCCCGGAACGTCGTTGAGAATATCCGTGGCGGTGCTGTCGTCTGCGTTGTTGACGGTCTCGACCGAACGAATCTGCTCGCTCGCCGTGACGAAGCTCGGCTTGACGATAAGGTTCGTGGCTTCCCACTCGATCTGATCCATCTCTTCCTCGGTGTCGAGGTCGGCGGCCAGAACTTCGAGGCGCTTCATTTCTTCCAGCCAAGTCCAACGCGAGATGTCGCCGCGCTTGCGGGCTTCCGTCAGCGTGTTGATCGCAGCGGTGTTCGCGTCTTCCTCGGTGAAGTCGGTGTTGATAAGGCACGTGCCGCCGTCAGACTTGTTGATCCAGTCGGCGGTGATCTTGAGCGCCTGATTGACCGAGACCATGAAGCGCAGGCTCATGTCCTTCAACGGCGAGATCGCTTCGCTGGAGTCCAACGCGCGCTCGGTCGCTGTGCGGCCACCGATCTTGCGGCGCAGGAATTCGGCGCCCCACGAAGCCATCTTGTCTTCGAGTTTTTCGAGATCGGTTTCACCGGCACCAATCGCCTTGCCGGTGTGCTCGACGTAGTAGAACTTGCCGTTCGCGTCGCGCGTAGCAAGCAACTGACGCGGACCGATGGCCATGTTCTCTTGCGAACCCTGCACCATCTGCGCGCCGGAAACCGCGAGCATCGGGAAACGCGCCACGGTCAGAATGTTGATTTGGTCCGATGTGGACTGCCAGTGACGCACGTTCAAATGCGCGAGGTCTTCCAGCGGCGGCTTGGATGTCATGAAGCCGGAGCGGTTCGCGTAGAACGTCACCAGCGGGATGTAGTCGAGATCGGACAAGCCCTCTTCGATCTTCACCCAAATCGGGTCTTTCTGCTCGTCGGTTTTGCGAAGCTCCCAAAGCTCCCAACGGCCGGGTTCGAGAATGCGGATGCGCTGCTTCGTGACTTCCCTAAAGCCGTCCATCACGGTTTCGACTTCCGCGATGCGAACGTGCTGAAGAACTTCGACGCCGTTCTTCACGATGGCGTACGCGAAGAGCATGTTCTCCGGGCGAATTAGCGTCCAGTACGGACGGCGGTTTTCTTTGAGATCGTCTTCGAGCGTGCGCGTCGCCTTCTCGGCCGGGTCGAGTTTCGGCATGTCGATCAGGATGTGCGAGAAACCTTTTGCGATGGCATCACGAAGCCACTCGCGTGCGAAGCTCGTCAGGCTCGCGCCTTGGAGGTCGATGTTTTTCCAGTAGCCAGTGTCTTCGTTCGCGATCTCTTCCGGCACATCGGAGTTCAGCTTGATCGGCTCAACGAACGGCTTGCCGACAAGACTGTCGAGCGTCAACTCGAACATATTGAACAGCGTATTGCGGTTCAGACGCTCGTTGTAATTCTCGTTGCTTTCTTCCGCGTGCTGCGGGAGGTACGTGCGCTCGGCCATGCGCATCGCATCAGTGCCACCCATGAGCGTGATAATCATCGCCCACTTGGATTCCATTTCGAGATACGCAAGCGACTTCACCGACGGATCGGGCTGTTCGGCGGCGGCTGCTTTCGCTGAAGGCTTGACGTTCTTGGCCATTTCCGACCCCTTGGGGAGAGCGGCCAGGGTAGGTCGATGGCCGAATTCTGTCAATCAGAGGCTAGATCACCTTGCCGGTCGCGCCCGAATTGCCGTAGACCGGGATGAAGTACCCCCGCGCGCTGGCGTCGATCCAGCGGGCTTTGACCATATTGCCGCTTCCGCGAGCCTTCGAAGCCGCGTGAATCGCGTTGTGCCGACCGTAGTCGTGACAGACGAGCTTGCCCTTGTAGAGACCCCAATTGTCGCGTTTCAAGTCGCTGTCGAGAACATTCGGTATCATCTTCGGCAACTTGAAATCCCACGGCACCTTCTTCGTCCGTTTCTGGATCAGCACAATGCCATTTGGCGAGATCGAAACGCACGGCGCCAACCAACCGGCTGTCGATGTTCCAGCGTGCGCATGCTGCTTCCACAAATCCCATTCATGGATATTCTGGAACGAGCCCGCACTTTCTTCGAACTTGAGCACGAGCGACTTGTCCGTCGCGTGCTCGAACACGATTCGGCCGATCCCGAAGCCTAGTGGCTTGCCACAGAGCATGTCGAACGTGTCTCGCGTCACGGAGTCGCGAAAATGGTCCTTCATGAACTCGCCGAAGTAACTGAACTCACGTTCCATCAAAAATCCCTCCGTGCCATTCCCATGAACTCCCAAGTCAGTCTATACCGCGTCGAGTCCGCCGGATGGTCCTCGTACGTCTTCGGAATGTCATCCGGGTCATCGAGAGCGCGCGGCATCGTCGGAACGAGTTCAAGCCAGTGCTTGTTGCGAACGCAGACAAAAATTCCGGGTTTTTCACGCGTGCCGTCGAAATTCGGGATCGAGCCCGCGACGCGCTCGCGCAAAAGCGTCCATCCACGTTTTCTCGACCCGTGCGACTTGTCGGCTTGATCCCAGAACACTTGCTTGTCCTGAAAGTCGTCAATTGGCGCGCGGCCGGTTCCTTGGTTCGATTTTGACCAAAGTTCGGTGTCGGCGGGTCCGCCGAGCACGCGCGCCGAAATTCCGTTGTCGCGTTCGCGATCTTTGACGCCTTGCGCGATTTTCGCGGTGGACATACGCAATCCGGTGTCTTCTTGACCGTTTGTGCCGTACCATTCCATGAAGAGAAGCAAATCGCCGCGAATTTGTCCGATCCAGCGTCCATCGGGCAATCTGATCGGCTCGCCGTTGCTTTCGGCCCACCACAACACCGAAAACGGTTTTGCTTGACCATGGTCGTACGAACGACTGAATTTCCAACTCGCGGGAATCTGTTTTGACACCAAATTCGGAATGACGTGAACATTCGCGCGCCAGAGGTCGTCGATCATGCCGCCTTCGGTGACATCCCAGTTTCCTGTCGCCCACGCGTCGGCTTGCGCCTTCGAGAGCGCGGCGGAGCGCACGACTTGCGCATAGTTCGGCATTTCGTGCAGCAGGACGAAATTTTCCTTGAGTGACGACTGAATCGCGACGCGTGGAGCTTCGCCGGGCTCGCGAATGATCTTGCCGAACATTCCGGGCAACTGAAAACGCTTTTTCACGACGTTGTGGCCTGGGCCGGACGGATTTGTGTTCACGCGGATGCGAACAGGCACGCCGGGACCAGTTGGACGGCAACACGAGAACATGAGCTTGTACGCTTTGAGATCGCCCCACTGCGTAAGCTCTTCCCAACCGAACCACGGATATTGATGGCCGTGATATTCCTTGTACTCGGTTTCGTCGAGCATGTGACGGAAAAGAAGCTGCTCACCGCTCGGCCAGCACGCCGCGTAGTCCGCTTTCGAAAGTTTGAAGTGAAATCC